TTACTTCTTATTATTTTTATTAACTTCTTTTTGGCACTCTTTGCATATACCATTTCTATGGTTTTTCTTTGTAGAGTTCTCAAAAAATTCATTTAACTTTTTTGTTTTTTTACATCTCTGGCATTCCTGAGTCAAAGCACTTGGCATAGTATTCATCTCCTTTTTACATTTTACTAAATAATCTAATTATAGCATTATATTCGGTGTATGTATAGAATTTTTTCACAATATTCAAAACAAAAAAGCCTGACCGAAGTCAGGAGTTTATTTTATAATTTATCCGCATTCAGTTATCATGACCGTAAGTAGTAATCCTAAATTTTAGGAATAAAAGAAAGTACCTCCACGTTAGAGTACATTCTTACAACATATTTTATTTCTTTCTCCTTTTTTCCCATAATTGCCAATAAATAGGGCTGTCATTTGAAATGACATCTTTACAAGCGTAGTTATAACTACGGTGGTACATATTCTTTTGTTCAGTTGACTCCATTTTGTAAGTAACTGCTTTCCCAACTTCTTGATGAGTAACAGCATGTAAATTTTGTATGTTATTCTAACCCGGCGTGGTGTCGGTATAGCTTTATGACATACGGGGAGTCGTGATTCACGACTTGTTAAGGGAGTAACGAATCGTGCCACTCTTATTATAGGTCCTACTTTCTCTCAAAACTGGATGCAGTTTTTGGTTTCACTTTTTTCTGAAACCAATGATAGGCTTTACTCCCTTTTCAGTAAAACTACCTGAGGTCGCATTTTACGACTACATCTTAAAATTTGTTATGGTTCTGAGCCATAAAAAAAGCAGATTGTTCTGACCATTTAAAAACGGAATTTCTTAATCTCATGATATGACCTAAAACATTGATAAATAATCCTTAATAGGTTTAGAACATCTTCAAAAAAACGTCATATCCACATAGAAGTTTACGACTTATGCCCATTTTTTATCCTTATTAAATTATGGTTCTTGCTAGACTCGATTAAAATGCTTTTTACATATTTCCTGATAAGTCTTCGTAAGTTTTTAAAGGCGGTATTGTTTGTAAAAGTTCATCCAAATATATCGCTTTGCCTTTATGTAACCTTTCTTGTCCGAAAGAAACTATATTATTTTCATTTCGACTATATTCTTGTTTATAGTCATTAAATACGTATACTTCATACACCGCTCTTGAACATTGTTTTAGACGACTTTCTGGTCCAAGAACTATATATAAATCATCATATTTTCTTTCCTTTCCTTCTCCAACTGCACCGATTTGAATATTAGTCCCGATTGGTGCGTTATGAGATTTAATTTGTACTTTTTTATTTTTAGTGTCTAACCCATCGTATCCTTTTTCCCTTTGATTCTTGCATAACTTAATACTGAACTTCTCTTGTACGATAAATTCTGCTATATCTCCTAAATATTTTTCTGAGCGGATGACACCATAATCTCTCAATTTTTTAACAGCACCTAGAAACTCATTAAGTGCTCCGATTTGCTTATTTTCCAATATATATCTCCCTTTAATTATGCTATATATAAGTTTATCACAAAAACAAATGGGTCATAGCCTTTTGTTTTAGGTAAGTGCAAAGTTGCGCTCTCCAAATTAGGAAGGTACACTTTTGTACTATCCGCGCTATTGCCCGGAATAAGAGCCACCACTTTTCGGTTCTCCTATTTAGGTCAAGTAACTTTTTCCGTATCCTCAACTTTCGGAAATTTACGAAAGTTCATACCTGTTATAATGCAAGGCATAAATACATTTTTGTTCATATCATCAAAGGAGTATTTGGAAGTGAAGCCTATGGTATAAATATCTAAACTATTTGAGACAACTCTAAAAATTAACCCTCCCCCCCATACTAATACTAGGAAAAGCACACACATAGGTATCGTCTTGCGTGAAAACCCAATTTTGAAAATTTTTATATAGGGGGGGTCAAAACACTAAAACATTGATTTAATCACGTTTAGAGGCAAAAAAAGGGAGAATCACTTCCCTTTCTTGCCTTTTTTTACGTCGTTTTAGCACTAATGATCTTTGGTAGCGTATCTCGCAAATAGATTTAGCTTATTTCTCTCATTTTTGGTGTATAACTTTTGGGGGTCAATTATGCTTGTTATTCCTATGGTTGAGCGATTTTGTCTCAGAAAAAAAGTTTTGAAAATTGGTCTGTGGCATAAGCTGAGACCTATGTGTGTGCTTTCCCAGTGAAAAGATAGGGGGGAGGGTTATTAAAAATTATCGTTCATTTTTTTGAAAATCAGGGACATCTTTTACATTTTTTATGGGGATTACATTTTTAGTTTTATTTCCGTAACCAGTTCCATAATAAATTTGTTCCCACTTAGTTTTCCTTGTGTGGCATTTGCTACAACAGAAGGCCAAGTTATCCATCACGGTCTTACCATTCAAGTCAAACTCAACTGGCACGATGTGGTCCACTATCTTACCAGTTCGTACTCTATTATGCGCTTTGCAGTACTGACAAAGGAAGTTATCTCTACGTCTTACTACATCACGTATAGACTTCCATTGCTTGCTCTGGTAGAACTTATTCTGCTCTACTTTAATGTCGCTATACTCACGCTTACGTTTGTTATAGTCCTTGTATCGTTTACTATTATCAGTACGATTAGTCCATCGCTCCCTGCTTGCTTGATATACTGCTTCTTTATCAGCGTGCTTAGTACAATAGTGTAGTGGTCTAATAACTACAGCGTGGCAGTTAGGCTCACGACAACGTCCAGTCATTGGCATTCTATTTCCTCTTTTCTATCTATCCCATTCATTGTTTCTGTTGCTCTAGTGATAATCTCTTTCACTTGCTTACGGGTTGGGTTGGTATGATTTCTAACAGTACGTTCGCTTATCGAGTAACGACTTGCGACTTCTGATAGTGTTAAGCCTTTCATGTATCTAAGCCTGATCATCTCTATCTCATCCTCACTCAATGAATCAAACAGCTCTGTCATTGCATTCAATACAATGCGCTGTGGTGTGAGGTTGTCTGTGCTGTCTATCCTATCCGTTAAGCGTTTCATCCCGCCCGTAAAATAAAGCCTAATATTGAATTTAACTTCATTCATCATGTCATCCCTCTTAAACAAAAAAGTACCTCCACAATTAGAGATACTTTCCTGAACTTATTATACCATGCGCATCTCTGCGACTTATGATAGTTCTATTATATCATGCTTTGGCTATAATTTCTTTAGCTTCCTTCATGAGTTTACCTATCTTTGAAGTAATCTGATAAGCGGAAAGTCCTGTCCGTTTTGTAGTCTCTGCAATACTTAATAGTTCAACGTACCTCAAACATAGTAATGCTATGCTATCAGTATCTGCGGTATCAAATATTTCATCAAGATTATCTAATAGTTTTAGAAGTCTTGGTAAGTTGCCTGGATCAGCGCCAGTCTTTTCAATATAAGACTGCCTGCTTTGAGCGCTTAAGTATAATGTTCCTCTAAGATACCACCTTACAACATCTTTAGGCCTTCCCCAATAATATCTGATTGTCATATATTTATCCGTCATGATTCCTTTATAATAACAAGAAAGCCTGATACTTATAGGCTTTCTCAGCTCGAAATTATGGATGATTAAACTCTTATCGGCGTGGAGTATAATAGCTAGGATAATTTGTAATCAGTCCCTCCTCAAGCAAATATTCCATCAATTCATGTTGAAAATTAGAACTAATCAACCGAGCCATTCTAAAGTAATAAAAGTTTTTGGCTTCAACTAACGGATGGAGGGAATTACCAACGGACTGATCATAATTATTTTCTTTCAAATAGTTCACAATCTCAATGGCTTTATTTTGAGATTCTTCCACTTCTTTACCATAAGCCTTTAATTTTCGTTTTAAAGAATTATCAATTAATCCCTCAATCAATTGAGATTCTGTTGTACTCAAGTGTTCTTGCGAGCGATTAGCCTCAGCTCTAATAGAATAACTGGTTTCTTCATTATTCCAGAATTGATGAAGTGCTTCTTTTTGTTTGGTAAGATGTTCCGTCAGTTCATCAAGTAAAACACGAGCATCTCGTTCTTTAGCCATTTGTGCAAGGGTCGCATCAATATCAGGCTGTTGTTTATCTACTTTCATATTATCAAGTTTTGTGCTTAACTCATTGACTAAGGCTTGCGTTTTTTCAACGGCTTGAACCAGAGGAATTGATTGTGCTTTTAATTCTTTTGTTTTTTCTTCAATATGACGAATGTCCATTATTATTTCTCCTGATGATTAGTTGTAGTTGTAGTTGTAGTTGCAGTATTGATATTTCCTTTTTGATCTGAGATCGCTGTAAATGAACCTGCCACAAAAGCTTCTGTATCCGTAAGCTGAACATCAAAGCGGTCAATTACACGAATTTTAGTAGTATCAGTTTCAAATGCACCAGCACCAATATTTGTTGGAAGCAATGACATGTTTTCACGGTCAAATAAAGTCATGGCTTGTTTAAAGTCGCCATAATAGAGCGGATAAAGCGGGCTGCTTGTTTCTCCACCACTTGGAAGCCAATGGTCACTGATTTCAACGACTCGTTTTCCTTTGATTAAATAGCGATCAGGTTGAACGGGGTCAGGTTGTAACAAATAATTTCCTAACGCATCTTTAACTAAAGTAAGTTGGTTGAGCCCGCTTGTGTTGGTAATTAAAATAGAAGTTGCTTTAATTGCTGGATCGACTGCCGTATTAATCATAGTGATAATATCATCAAAAGTAGAGAGGGCTGGTTTTTTAGGGGCTGCTTGCATGAGTGAGATGATTTCTTTATTACGAGAAACGACGACTTTCTTAGCAATCCAACCCGTCAACCATGACATAATATTTTCGGCACTATCTTTAAGTAGGGAGTTGGTCGCTGTTGTGATCCCTCCGTAGCGTCCAATCTGATACTTAACAAGTTTAAGATTGGGATCGTCATTGGCTCCAATGGTTTCATCTTCGCTATCTAATTTTGTAAGTGGGGTAATATTTGTCCATTTCTCATAAACACGAGAACCTGAGGCTGTAGTTACATTTTCAACATTGACATATTGCTCCATCACATCATATTGGCGTTTCAAGACATTAATCGAAGTTCTTAAATCTTGGGGAATGGTTAAGCCAGCCGCTTCGCCTGATTCATCTTTAGAGGAAGTGACTAGATTTGTGATTTTAGAATCGCCTCTCATTAAGGCTTTAAAATCTGAAATGAAAGAATGATCGGTTTGGTTTTCTCCATTTCCTAAGGGAAGTTGTCCGCTTGAGCGAAGATGAGCAACTTGCGTCGCTTGTGCTTCGTCGACTTGATTTCTAAGTGCATCACAACGAGCTTGTGCATGATCTCTCTTTGCGGTTAAATCTCTTAAAGTTTGAGCTGAGAAGTTTTCATTTTTGAGCATTTGATTGATTTTATCATTATAATTTTCTACTTTTTCGCCTGCTTCAATCCACAGCTCATTGAGTGTATTTAGTGTTTGATTCATTGTATTGATTCCTTATTTTCTATTGGTAAAGATACCAATTTATCGAAACTACAGATAAGGCCTGTATTTCATTACGTTAATTGCGCTTTTTATAAATGAGTTAAAACAACTGATTTTGTTGGAGACCTTGCTCGCATTTTTACTCCTTTCTTATTCTTCTAATTCAAAGCCGATTAACTCTGCGATATTATCTAAAGCATTGAGGTTCATATCTGCCAAGTATTTCGCTGTAATCTCCGTACCGTCTGTGAACCGTGGCACTTCGTGGATATCATCTTTAAACATGGAATGATTGAGTGCATGCAAGTCTTGGAGCTGTGCTTTGAGTGCCAACTCTTTATCAGCAGTTGATGGACTAAAGCCAATTTCAGGAATGCCTAGCAAGTAAGCCAAAACATCTAATTCAACCGCTAGGGTATCAGCTAAGTCGTCTATACTTCCCTGACGCTCAAAGACCGCTTCTTTTGCGTTCATTAACACACGTTTGATGGTGGTGTTAAATTCTTTTGGTTCATTATTTTCTTCTTGTTCATGTAATTTAATTATGCTCATTTTTTTCTCCTATTTTTAGGTGCATTTGATTCCAGCGGTGCATTTAGTAATGCACCTCTGGAAACTCAATAGCACCAACGCTTGACAAGTTTTGAAAGCGATATTTTCATTAGGTGCATTTACTTTGAAAACTTTACTATGTGTCCGTGATAAGCAAGCCCTTTTTATAATTAACACTAACTATTATTTTACCAAGATATAAATGCACTAATGCACCTTAGTAACTATAATCTCTTATATATCAATGGTTTTAGTAAGGTGCATTTATTAGGTGCATTTAACTTTTAGGTGCATTACTAAATGCACCTTATTTTCTTTTGTATCCCCTTTTCCCCATTCGAGTCGTTTTTTGCCAACTGTTCTTATTATTCATTGAGTTCTTGAATTTAGAAACTATCTTAGCAGTTCCTTTCCCCGTCTCGATCCCCATTGCTTCCCAATAGAAATAAGTAGCCGTCACAAACTCTCTTGGTTTGATTTCCCCTCTAAACTCATGTTTAGGGGTTTCTCCAGATTGAAGAATAAAGCCAATATAGGCTCTCCGCTCGTGCATTCTTGTATTATTTCCTTGTGCTTTATAAAAATCTGTAGGAATCGGAATTTCAAGATACTGCTCAAGTAATTCTTCTTGTTCATCAAAATATTCATAATCTGACCGTTCTAAATTGAGTTGCTTTTCTTCTTCCTCTGAGAGTTTAAAGCTGAACCCTTCCTTGTAGTAGTGAACCATCTCACCCCAAACTTGGCGGACTGTGGCATCATCTAAATCAGAAACAGGATGATATTTTTGTAACTCTTTTGAACAATGAACGGGAAGAAATCGCCTTGCCCCTGTTCTGTCTTTTTGATATTCTTCATGGTTAGTTGTTCGAGCAATAACAAAGTTTTTGGCATAATTTTCTACCTTTGTGCCATAGGGCGCCCTGAAAGAAAGCACGGTTTGAGTGATAAACTTCTTTAAATCCGCAAAGGGTATTTTGTTACTGATTGCCATTTCATCATCATTCACAATCAAAGCACGTAACATCATGACTAACTGATCTTTATCATCAAAATTTTTAATTGAATCTGTGTACCAGCCTTGCCCCATCTTAGTAAGAAAGGTCGTCTTTCCCGAACCTTGGCCTCCTACCAAATCCAAAACAAAGTCAAACTTATCATGAGGACGATAAACCTTACTGACAGCCCCAACAAAAAACAGTTTGGTCATTCGTTCGGTTAAATCACTTTCTTTCGCCCCCAAATAATCAGGAAATAGACTTCTTGCACGTTTGACCTTATCCCAATTCTTGTAACAGTCTTCCATGAAATCTTGAACAGGATTGTATTTATTTTCGTAAGCAATTTTATTAATTACATTGACTAGAAGCCGACTATCAAATAAAACATCATATTTTTCTTCAAAATGTTCAAGAATAGCCGTAATATAAACCTCTTTTAACCCGTCATTCTCAATCTCTACTCCTCTCAACTTGAAAGGGGTTCTGATTTCTATTTCTTGTGTAAAAGAATTAAACACAAATTGATTTTTTAAAATGTTGTCATTTTCTATGGCGATTCGTATGTTTTTTAAAGAATTTACTTTTGGTTTACCATACTGATTGAGGGCGAAATTTTCAGCTTCAAATTTAACTTTAACGATTTTATCGCTCTGAGGTGGTTTTTGTTCTGACTTCTTACTCTCTGCTTTTGCTTTTTCTTCCTCGTAGCTGTTAATCATATTTTGAAAATCATCATCTACATTAGTCACTCAACACCTCTCTTTCTTTTTCATCAAAATATTCATCCGCAAGACTTATAAAATCAGCCAGTAAGCCTTGTTTCTGAGTCCCGTCACAAGTCGCTTCAATTTCTGAAACAGCCCACATCATGAGATATTTATAGTTATAGCCGTGTTTCTTTCCTAAAATAATAAACTTCATCATGTTCTTACTATTCAAGAAGCCCTGATGCATCACGATTTCATCTTTGAATTTCTCGAAGGCATTTTGTCGATAAACGGTAGCGACTTTTTCAGATTGATCACGCTGCAGCTTATTAAGAAACTTCATAAATTTATTGGATGGATGCGCTGGATGTTTATAATGCACTTTTTTATACCCTTGTTCTTGATATTTAGAGGTTAGAAAGTTAAAAATCTCCCAATGTTGGCTCACACTGATATCAAGAACCGAATCAAAATGACCACTAAAGCTCATATTATTAGGGACAAGATAAACATATTGATAGAAATCTTCTTTCTCCAAAATGAGTGTCTCTCCTGCACCTTTCATCAGTTTTTTAGCTACTATTTTATTTAGGCGAATTGTTAATAGTTCCATATCTCCCCTAATCAATCATTTCATCTAACCAGTCAAGTGAGGCACTTCGAACGCCCATGACCGCTTTTAGAGTGCTATAAGCCATGTTTTCTTTTTTCGTAATGCCTTTGGTGCGCTCCTCTTCATTAGTAGGGGCAAAATATCCAATATTATCAATTGAGCCAATGGCGCAACCCTTCCCTTGCAAAAATGCAATTCTTCCTTGCAACGTCCGAAAATCTACATTTAGAGATTGAGCCAACATTTTACCGTTAATTGCTTTATCAATCCCTTTATGGTCTGCCAGTATTTTAATAATGTTTTGATCTATTTTCTGTAAGTCAGTTATCTTCATTGAGATACCCCCAAATTCTAGTGATGGTTTCTAAAAATTGCTCATAGCTTGCTCTCTGTCTAGCTTCGCCAATCAAGGCAAACATTAAAACAGTCATGGCTTTGTTGCTTGTATCGCTGATAAGATACTCTAAATTGTCCTTATTGCTTTCATTTTCAAGGACATCAATAGTAATTTTCATGGTTTATTTTCCTTTATTTGTAATTTCATAATAGCTAATTGCTTACCTAAAAAGGGTACTGATTGCGTGCATAAGTTGCTTTTCACTCCGCTGGGTAAGATTATGCCTGTACTTACTTCAAACTGCTGTATGAGGTCGTATTTGACCGCTCGTGCATTGTGAATAATCTTAAACGGGTGTTTGCCTGCTGGTCTAAAACTATTCCGTCCGTATCGTTTTATAGTCGTGTAACCTTGGTGGTGTTCTATCATTTTGCCACCTCGTCAAAGAGACTGATTTCTCCACCCTCTTTTTCGCCCTCAAATCGGACACCGTGCTTGTATTTACGAACTTTAAAGCTGTAATCAACCGTGCCTGTGTTTGCATTCAATGGGTCTATTTTTTCGATCTGCTTGTCTGTAAGTTCTGTATGATAGGCTTTTAAACTTCGCAACCCTACGCTATCAATACCAGCCACATAAGGGCAAGCTCTAATAATATTTGTCATTTTCTCAATCCTCTAATAAAATTTGCCTTGCCTGACAAGTTGCTAAGTATCTATGATGATGAACTTGCATATATCATCAATCAGATAGTAAATAAGTGAAGTCTTATATTTTGGCTTATAGCGATTCAAGCCTTGCTTTTCCCAATTATCAAGAGTTCCGTCTGATATATCTAAGTCCTCCATGACACGCTTTTTAGAGATATAAGGTAATACTCGCTTTTCATTTCTGATTTTGAGCTGTGTACCAAGATGTTCATTAAATAAATGAATGACTTCATCAACTAAGCCACGCGCCACAAGGCTTGTTAAAGTGTCATCATTCATTTCTTCCCTCCATTCTTACGCTTAGAGATAACTTCCATAACTGCGTATGTTAGTTTATCTTCACTAACTCCTAACTCATTAGAAAGCTCTGAAACATCTTCGGAACTGATAACGTCAAAGGCTGTGAGTGCTTTGTTCTTGGTTTTCTTACGTTGTCTTTCATGGCGAATACCACGATTAAACGCAACATCATACAGGTACTCGTAAACAAAAACACGCATCCAGTCTTTCCAATTTTCTTTATTTGCGTTGTGATAGTCCATCAAGATAATTTTTTTCTCGATGATGTCAGCTAGTTGCGCAACACCCTCTGTAACGAATCCTTTATAGTCTGTTTGCTTAATTTCTTGCTTAATGCGATACCTTTCAGCAATAGCTTGAGAAATTTTCATTTTAAAAGGATTTCCCTTTTTGATATAAAGTATTCTGGATATCCGTTCACCTTTTATATCAAAAGAAAGTAATGTGCCGTCATTGCTGGGATAGGCTCTTAAATCAAATGTTTTAAATTTCATGTCTTACCCTTTAACCATTTCTACTTGAATATCATTTTCTAAAGTTGTGAATGTTACTACGCTTTGACCGTCAAACAAGCGGTAGACATACTCATTAAGTTGGATAAAATGTCTTGCTTTGGCTTTTAATAAGTCCATGAGTTCAAAAGCGATTGAATCATCAAGGATATAAGTTTCTTTGTTTGTTGTATTATTCATTTTGTTTTTATTCTCCAATTTGCTATAATTAGAGTAAGAAAAGCTTTGTTAGAGCTTGCCTTACTTATAGTTTAAAGTCGTTTATCTGGGGAGATGGCCGGCTTTTTTTGTTGTCATTATGGATTTAATAGTAACTGTATCAAGAAGCATATTTCTTCCTACTTTTTATAACTTTTATAGCGAGTTGCTTCTTTCCACTCTACAAAATCTTTAAATACTTCTTTATTAATGAAGACAAGTCCGTGAGTTGGATTAAGTACGCCTTTTTTAAATTCAGGTCGATCTCTCATTTCTGTGAGCCAAGCTGTTAATGTGCCTTTAGTTAAGCCTTCCCACTTCTGCATAAGATGCTTTTTGTCACACCATTCTGCGTCTTCTGCATTTTCAACAGGTAAGTATGTTATTTTTGCGTATGGCATGTCTATTCCTTTCTTAATCTAAGTCAAAGTATTTAATGAGAAATGTGATAAGCCATTTAACTGACTGAGTATACTTCCGATTTCCATTTAATACAGAACTGATGTCTGATTTACGAAATTTATAAGGTGGTTCTTTGATGTTTTCATAAGCCCAAATAACATCTTTATTCCCTTTCCCCTCTTGTTCTAAATACTCAACTATTTTCTTTCGTTGAGAATCAAAACTTTGTTCTACTTCTGACATTTTTGTCCTCCTATCTCTAAAAAGTTAGATAAAAAGTTAGATTTTTTGTAGTAAGCTCTTGACACAAACTATCAAAAAGCGTACAATATAAGCATAAAGAAAAGACTTAATAGAACGTACATAACCGCCTGCAAGCTTATTAACTAACGTTTTTTTGTTAAGGTGTTTTTCTAACTTATTTTCTAACTATTTATCTTACAAATATAATAATACAACTTTTTAATAGTTTTGTCAACAACAAAACTTACTTTTTAGTAGTTTATATTTGTAAGAAACTATGAAAGGGTTGATATGACTATATTAGACCGTATTAAAGAACTATCAAAAAGTCGTGATAAAACCGTTAAAGAAGTCGCTATTGAATTAGGGCTTGGAGAAAATTATCTTTATTCTCTAAAAAATAAAATACCAAATGGTCAGACTTTACAAAAATTAGCAGACTACTTCCATGTTTCTGTAGATTATTTGCTCGGACGTGAAGAATCAAAAACAACTAATGAACCAGTTGACTTGAAAAAATTGATCAGTGAGAAAAAACCAACATCTTGGGATGATCCTCGCATAGACTGGAATGAGTGGGTTTCATTTGATGGTGAGCCAATTAGTGACGATGTTAAAAAAATATTATTTGCAATATATGGCGATAAATTAACGGACTAAAAGGAGCCTCTATGAATGAACAGGACTTGATAGGGTACCTTCTTTTGGAAATGGAAAAACAAAACATCCACATTACTTGTGATGATTGCTTTCCTAAAAATGCTATGGTTAATATCAAAAGAAAGTTGATGATTTATAATCCAACTAAAATAACCGCTTTTAAAATTGCTCATGAACTTTCTCATGTTATCAATAAAGATATATGTAGAGGTTCGGAAAACGATGCACTCAATCCTCAAGAAGTTAGAGCGAATCATGAGGCTATTCTTCTTCTATGGGAAATATTTGAAGCCAACGGGGGCAGCTATGAATATTTTAATGTATTTGTAGATATAACAGAATCACCTTTTGAACTCGCCGAAACAATAATAAAAAATGAATACCTTGAAATGCATGAAGCAATTACCGAAATATTCGAAGATGAACTAAAAGTTAACATTAACAAACAAGAAATGCATGAATATATTGTAGATTACATTAGTTATTTTGATGTAATTGAGACTATTAATATTTATCAATTTTTGGATCGTTATCATTTAAGCCATAACTTTTTTGATATGGCAAAAAAAGAATTTAAGCAGTTATTAGGAGCTGGATAGTTTAAATAATAATGTGCACCATCACTAAACTGGTAAGGAGAAAATAATGGAAATGTTTACGAAAACACAAAAAGCAAAAAGTGATAACATCTATGAAAAAGAAGTAAAATCACACATAGCTCCAAAGGATGGATTTACACATGTTCTTATGATAAATAGCCTTAGTAAATGGATTAATCAACTTTTTGGAGTAGAAGACAAATATACTACCCAAATAGATAATATTTTAACGAAAATGCAAAAAGAGGGTTATGAAATAATTTCTGTGGAACATACAGCTATTAAAAATCAGGGATTATTTAAGGATATGGAAGGATTCCATACGTTAATTTCTTATAAATAAAAACCAAGAGCAATGTATTGAACCTCATAAAAAGCTAGGTTAGGAAACCTGCACAAACTTACGCTGTAAAGTAACGAAAGTTTATGCTTGACAAAACATTCAAGAGTTGTTAAACTGTATTTACATACATGAAGGTATGTTAAATATGCTAAAGTATCTCTTGATAATAGACTCTCCATTTTACGGGGTAAGTCGAGGTCAAGAGATTTTTTTGTATTGGAGAAAAATGAATAAAGTAGCAATATTAGTCGATGGTGGGTTTTATCGAAAAGTAGCAAACAAAGTTATGGGTCCAAAAAGCGCTTCTGAAAGAGCCGATGAACTTTACAGTTATTGCAATAGGCATCTATCTTATAAAAATTATGGTAAAAAAGTACATGATGAGCTTTATAGAATTTTTTATTACGATTGTCAGCCTAGCGATAAGGTCATTTATAACCCTCTTACTCATGAAACAATTGATTTTTTAAAATTAGATAGTAGCATATGGGCTAAAGATTTTTTTGACAGCCTATCTCATAAAAGGAAGGTAGCACTTCGCTTTGGAGAATTAAGCGACGGAACAGCAGGTTATTCTATCAATAGAGAGGCCACCAAATCTTTAATCAATGGTAAGAAAAAGATAGAAGAATTAACTCAAATTGATTTGGCTTTTAGCGTTCAGCAAAAAGGAGTCGATATGCGTATCGGCCTCGACATTGCAACTCTCAGTTTAAAACAACAAGTTGATAAAATCATTCTAATCGCAGGAGATAGTGATTTTGTCCCAGCTGCAAAACTCGCTAGACGCGAAGGAATTGATTTCGTATTAGACCCTCTAGGGCATAAGATAAAAGATTCGCTTGCGTTACATATTGACGGTCTAACTTCAGCAGATCAAAAATATAAACAAGGAAACTGGTAAAAAACAAAAAATCCGCCCAAGTTTGTCGACGAGGGGCGGATTTAAACTATAAATATAGTATAAAGGCTTTTAATAAGCTTTTTTACTATACCATTTTATCAGAAATGAGGTAGAAAAATCAAATGTGGATAGAAGATTTAGCGAATGGTAAGTACAAATATTTTGAAAGATATAGAGACCCATTGACAGAAAAATTAAAAAAGGTTTCTGTTACCCTTGATAAAAAAACTCCACGAGCACAGAAAGTTGCACAGGCAGAACTCCTTGAAAAAATAGAATCTAAAATTAATAACAGTTCTACTTCCAATGCTAAATTTACAGATATAGCTGAAGAATGGTGGAGCTTTTATAAAAAATCTATAAAACAATCCTCCATTAGTGCTCTTCAAAGTTCTTTTAATTTTATAATTGATTATTTTGACAAGGAAATTAAAATATCAAATGTTACATCTAAAGTTATACAAAAATTTATAAATGATGCAGACTGTCCTCGTAGCAAGTTAGAACGCTCAAAATCAACCCTAAATCTTATATTTGATTATGCTGTTGATTTAGAATACATTGAATATAATCCAGCTCGAAAAGCTAAACTTCCAAAAAAGATTCAGACAGTAAAGGATTTAGAGAAAATACAAAACAAATACCTTGAACAAAACGAATTAAAAGCCCTACTTTCAGAACTGTACAGCAGGCCAAACACTCGTAGATTGGCTTTACTTGCTGAGTTCATGTCATTGAATGGATGTCGAATGGGAGAGGCGATAGCTTTAAAAAAAGAAAATTATAAAAGAAGTGAACGAAAAATAGACATTCACGGTACTTTAGATAAAACGGTTGGTTATTCAAAAGGAGTCAAAACAACTCCTAAAACCGCATCTAGTTTTAGAACAGTAGATTTGAGTGACCGAGAAATAGAGATATTAGACGAAATAATTGAACAAAATAATTTGTCCAAATCTGTAAGAAACGATTATAACGAAATGGGCTATATTTTCGTTTCTAAGCGTGGTATTCCGTTGCAGACAAACTCCTTTAACCTTGCAATTAAAAGAGCAAATTCTCGCCTTAAATCGCCAATAAACAAGAATCTATCAAGCCATATCTTCCGTCATACATTAATAAGCTATCTGGCAGAAAACAATGTTCCCCTCAAAGCAATTGTCGATAGAGTAGGGCATAAGGATGGCGGTAAAACAACAACTGCTATATACACTCACGTTACCGAAAATATGAAGTCTTCGATAATAGATATACTAAATAAAAAGAACTGA